CCATAAGGATGCGGTTCTGGACATATTGTCTGTCGGGTGTCCGTAGTCCATTCCACGGTCTTGGATGATTGCCTTTGCTTCTGTGAGGATATCACCGGCGTTCATCGCTGTTCCTGAAATGACTCGATACGGCCTTCTACTTTGCCGTCTGAAACTCCTAGATAGTAACCAGCCATAAATGGAATTACTACTGCTAAGAAGGTTAAAACATATACGTTCATTTTGTCTCCCTTTGTTAGGTGTAAGGCCGGTTCATGGTTCTACTTTGCCTATGGGCATTTCGACCGGCCTTACAAAGAGAACACTACAGTGGCAGTTCTACCTCAACAAGCATATTTTGGTAACGATATGGTAACGATTCTTGCTCGTCTATAGCATCGTCTAGGCTGTACGCCAGGTCACTTTCTCGGCCTGCCATAGGCCTTCCCCTGAACTATAAACGTTCCGTTCTTTTCAATGTTAATTAGGTCTACCTGGACGCTTGAACCGTGTACGTACATAATGGCAAAAGCCTGCTGCCAGTTAGCCGTTCCCTTGGTATATCCGGCCTGTTTAAAGTCCATAAGGTTTCCTACCTCAACCCCATGCAAAACACGCCCTAAACGGCCCCCAGAGGCCTCAGAGAAGGCGCTACGCCCGGCTCTGTGAGTATGTCCTGAAATGACGTTCTTACCGTGTCTACGGGCCGCTTCTAGGGCTGATAGGCCGCCATGAGGCTTAATCGGCGTATGGTCGCCGTGTACTGCTATCCAGCCTGGAGCAATATTCATAGGGTTCTTATGGAAGGTTATACCTAGTTCGTCAAACTTCATAAACTTCTCAAACCTTAACTCTGGAAGAGAAAGGAAAGAAGGAATCTTCTTCATGATGATGTTATAAAGTCTATCTGTATGGTTGCTTCGAATGCAGTCAGTAACACCCAACTCCCAGAGCAGGTCGACACATCGGTTCCTATCATCGCCAAGGCTCTGCTCATAGGCTTGAGGGGTTCCCTCACTCCATTTAGAGATGGTTTGGAAGTCAATTTCATCTCCAATAGTAACTGTTTGGTCTGGCTTAAACTTCTGTAAGAATTTGGCAATATTCTGAGTAACGTGTACATCCTCGAAAGGAACCTGTAGGTCACTCAGGATTACGATTCTTTTCATTTAATCCTCGTCGTCATCCTCATAAGGGATATTGTCTATCCGGTTGGGTAGGTTTGGAATAATCCAGTCAGGGAATGTCTCACGGTCTGAGAGCAGCCAGAAAGCATGAGTCTCTGTAAATCCTGCTCGACGTAATGATTTGTAATACTCGTTCATCGCAATGCAATAAGCATCTAAAGCGCTGTAAGTATCTAAGTCTATGACTGGTCGTTTCCTTGCCATAGGATTAATGTTACTTACCTAACAGGTCGATTATGGTATCAACACGCGATTCTAATCTAGAAACTTGGTCTTTAATGCTTGAGCCTGAATTCGGCTTAAGTTCTGATAGATAATGCTTAATCATGAACTGGACATAAGCCGCAACGCCGCCAAGAACTGTAATGATGGCAACCGCTATTGCCGCAAAGTCCTGCGCGTTCATCACTTCTTAGGAGATGCGTATCCGAATACGCCTGCAACGATGGAACCCAAGATAGAACGATAGTCTAGGGCAAAGTTTGAAGTAGTTCCCCATACTGCTAGGAACGCTCCAAGTGATACTACTGCTGGGTGTTTCATGTTCATTTTGTGCCGCCTAACATAGGGATATTAAAGAACGAACCGTCTGTATCGCCCTTTGGAGTGAAAGAGATATGGCAATGGTGGTTATGCGGATTGCTTCCAGAATACTTTCGCCAGCGCCAGCCCAGGCGAGGTGATGCAATGCGTCCGTTGAAGATAATGTAGGAGATTCTTTTATCTCCACGCTTTGCGCAGAGTCGAATCTGGTTAGCAATATCTGGCATGAGGTCGGGCTTGGCTTTACCAGATACATCTCGGTCAACGTCGATAGCCCTAACCGTTGCGCTATCAGCGCTTGGTATATGGTCAGACTTGCCACTTGCGACATGGCGAGCATCTGCGACCCACCCGTCGCTGGTCCTATCTCTGTCTGGAAAACTATCATCAAATTGTTCTCTAAGTTGCTTTCCGGCTTTACATAGGCGGGGTGTGTTCGACATTATTACACTCCCACTTCTTTTCGTTATTTAGTAATAATTCTTCATGCTCGCAAGGTGCAGGCGCTATAAAAGCGTCATCTATTGGGTCGTAGGTATATCCAATTCCTGCGTAGTTAAATCGTATGTTTGAGTTATAGGAAGTGCGGACACACTTTGAGCCTCTAAAATTGCCGTACCACTCTTCAGGTGTTTTACCTTCAATTAGTTCTGATTCGTCAATTCCTACTATTACTTCAGTAACAATATTAGAATCATCTAAAAACGCATAGTGGGCCATTAGAGAGTTACCGTTCCTGTTCCTGCTGTAAATGTCGTAATCTTATATCCACCAGAAGTAGAAGTAGACGCAGTTAATCCACCAGGGATTGAAAGAGTCTTAGTTGCTGGGTATTTAAGAATAACAATGCCTGAGCCACCGGTTCCGCCTAATACATTTGAACCAGCAGAAGCACCAGCACCACCACCGCCGCCGCCTGTGTTTGTTGTTCCTGAATCACCAGTAGTTAAAGCAGCGCCACCGTTAGCACCACCACCGGTTCCACCTAAGCCGTTTATCGCGCCGTCATATATGCCAGCACCACCACCGCCGGCGTAAGTGACTGAAGTTCCTGTAATAGTGCTAGTTAAACCGTTACCACCGTTGCCTGCAAGTTTTGGCGTGACATTGTTATTGCCATTAGTTCCGACTTCTGAAGCACCACCACCGCCGCCGCCTTGTCCGGTAGATGAACCACCTGCAAAGCCTTGACCTGAAATTCCTGTTCCACCTGATGATGTTGTTCCGTAGTTAGAAGCACCACCACCTGAACCGCCATTACCGCCGATTGATGTTGCATCTTGAGCGCCACCGTATCCGCCGCCGGTTGAAGTAATTGAACTAAAAACTGAATTATTTCCTTGCGAACCCCTGTTTCCATTTCCACCAGCGCCACCGGCACCAATAGTTACAGTAAATGAAGATACGCCTGTGGCAGAAAGACTTCCCGTAAGATATCCACCAGCACCGCCGCCACCGCCGCCGGTATAACCACCAGCCTGTGACCCACCCGCTCCACCGCCACCGGCGACTACTAAGTATTCAAAGGCATCTGCTATTAAGTGACCAGATATCTGAGAAGCCATTATTCCAAGAATTGGAGTCATTACGATAAGTCGCCCACAATAAGGAATTCTGAAACGCCAATGCAGATAACTGTCGCTGCTGAGTATTGAGCGCGCAACTTAGGCGCTGTAGATGTTGCACCTGTTGAGCGGATAGTCACGCCTGAACCCTGAGCAAAGGTAACCTGGCCTGCACCGCGCTGGTAGACATTAATCTGGTCGCCAATGCTAAATACTGAAGGCGGGCATGTAAGAGTAATTGCTGAAGCGTTATTGAGTTGGACTAAAGTATTAATCGCATCTCCTGCGACCAAAGTATAAGTAGTTCCAGTCTGAGCGTTAAGAGCCAGAGTAGTATCGTCTTGGGCTATCCAGGTAAAGTCTAGGTCTGTTCCTGAAGCCTTAGAAAGGACCTGGCCTGTAGTGCCGCCTTTAAGGTCAATAAAGGCCGTGTCGATATCTTGGCCAAGTGCAGCAATAGCGGTAGCGCCATCCTTTACGAGGTCTGTCGACTGAGGGATATCCCACCCAAAGTTTGTGGTTGTTGTTGCCATTACGCTACTACTCCTATCGCATCCAGCCAAGTTAGGCTTGTGTTAATTGTGTTCCATGTCTCTGCCGCGTTTACCTGTTCCCATTTTACCGCAACTTGGGAGAAGTTTATCGGAGAAGCGTTAAAAGTCAGGCTTAAGTTATTGAGGCTTGCCCTAAATGTCCATCCTTCAATATAGCCTTGGAATGACCCGCCTGTGATATTAGGCGGTAGGTTCTGAATCCAGACCGGTTGCCCTAAAAAGATATTGATAAGAGCATCTCTATCAGCATCGTCAATTTCAGGATTTCCAAGAGTAAAGGTGATGCTTTCAAATTTAGGGTAAGGGTTTGCCCTAAGTTCGATATATCTATCTGCGAGGCTTTCAGCGTCCGAAGTGCTTTTTATCCTAGAAGTATAGGATTCGGCATAAACGCCATAAAGTGATTGGCTAGTCGTGTCTTGGGCCGTGTATGACTGGTTTCCGTTGTTATCGTAAATAATCTTAAAATAATTTCTCAGGTCTCCAGCGCGAGTAGTTGCAGCCAGTCCTACTCCATTGGCATGGTTAGCGTCCAAAGTCGTATATCCGTTGGCCGCTAAATAATCCTGCCTATGAGTTTGGTCTGCATAACCAATATTGCCGTTAGCATCTTCGTAAAGAACTCCAAATGCTGAATTAGCAATACTTGTGCAAAGAGAATAAAGGTCTGTAGGGCTTGACGAACGGGCAATAAGTTCATAATCGCCTGGCTGGTCAATATTTCCCAAACCAATATTTACGGCGTTAACCCAAGTTTCAGTAGGGTTATAAGTAGCCCAAGTTTGAGCAGCAGGCACTTCGTTCCATTGGCCTAGAAGGTAACCCGACAAAAGGGTATAAATCTGGTCTCCATCATAATCTTGAGACAAAATCCCATTATCAATAATCTTAGGCAATTTAGATAATGCCCCAAGAGCAGTAATGGTTGCTACAGTGGTATAGCCAATATTGCCGGCTCTGTTAACGGTAATAGTAAAGTCCGAAATATAACCGCCAAAAATAGGCACATAGGTTCCAGCCGAGTTAGTTACTTCGACTCCAAGGCCGGTTCCTACCGTAAAGTTATAACTTGAATTATCAAGGTTCATTAATTGTAACTGGCAATATCCCGCTAATGGCTGGACGTTGATATCTGTTCTGCCTGAAGTAACCGTAAGGTTAGCGATGGTTACATCTGTTACTTCGTCGCCATCTACGAATACCTTATACGAAGGAGTATAAACGGTCATACAAAGACTAGCCCTGAACCGCCGAGAGTTCCTCGGGCTGAAGAATCGTTAAGAAGGCCTACGATTTGACGGGCTGTAGACTCTGAGTCTATTGCGCCATTTACTGTGATGTTTGTACTGCCAGTGCTTGCATAAACATAGCGTGGTACTGAAGGCGCTGCTGGCGCTGGTGTAGGGGCCATTGGAGCAGATGGAGTGGTCGCCCCTGTTGACAATGACGCACCAGAGAAGAAGTTTCCTACGGCTGAGCCTGCTCCCTTAATCGCATCAATAATGCCCTTAATGGTGTTATAAATCTTTGTAATGTTATCTACGAAGTTAGCGAACTGGTCAATAATAGTTGAGATTATTTTGCCAAGTGCTTTAAAGGCTAAGCCTAGGGTTTCACCGATAGCCGGTGCCATGTAAGTAACCACGAAATCTGCAATGTTTTTAAGCAAGTTAAAGAACGGACGAAGTTCGTCATTATTGCGGCTTAAAGATTCTTGAACCGAATTAAACGCTGAACGTAGGCCGTTAATAATTGGTTGAATAACCTTCATCACTGGAGCGAGTTTATCTCCAAGATTTGCAGTAAAGTCCTGGATTGCAGGAATAACGTTTTTAACCAATGTTTCAACCATAGGCGTAATAGCGTCTAGGATGTAAGCGCCTACTGTTTCCTTGCCTTCATCAAAGGCTACTGTAAGGCGGGCTAACTTGCCTTGAAAAGTGTCTGCTTGCTTAGAAGCCTGATTCTCGAAAGTACTCGATAATTTGGCTGTTATCTGGTCAAATGTAAGGGTTTTTAGTTCAGCCTTATCAAGTCCTACACCTAGGCGACTAAGGCCCGCTAAATTGCCTTCCTGGGCCTTTGAGAGGCTTTCTGTGACTGCTTGCAGGGACTTGCCACTACCAGCCGCAATATCAAGCGCGAGAGTCTGTAACTGTTGAGCCTTGTCTAAGTCTTTGGTCGCACGTGTCAAGCGGTCTAAAGATGGACGAAGTTCGTCATCTGCGACACCTGTAGCAAGGGAAGTCTTAAGGATGTAATCCTCTGTAGCCGCTACCTGGTCGTCTGTAGCCTTAGTTACATTTCTAAGAGTATTGGCTAACTTGGCTTGCGCTGCTTCATCTTCAATGGCTGACTTAACGCCGTCAATGGCTAACTTGCCTGCATAGGCTACGGCTGCTGCTCCGGCTGCTGCAAAGGCTGCACCGGCTACTTTGCCAAATTTAGCAATCTTATCGCCAAACGTAGCAACGTCTTTATCTGCTTTGTCTAAGTTCTTTGTGAAGTTATCGACGTCGGCAAGGAGTTTAAGCGTTAACGCCCGTGTACCTGTAGCCATTAGCCCCACTCCTTCAGAATCTTATCGAATGATTCGGTCCATCTAGCAACTATCTGAGGTTGAATCTTTCTCAGTGTTGGATAAATAAACCATCCCTTAGAGCCTCGACCTTGACGGCCTGACCATACGGGAAACTGCTTATACTTGTTTGAACCAAATTCTGAACCGCCCCAGATGTCTTTAGTGGTTGCACCACCTGAAAACTTCTGAGAAGCAAATCCGTAAGTAATCTCGCCTATGCGGCTTGACTTCTTAACCCTTGAGCCTTGGGCAATTCGACCAGCGACCTTGTTACTCTGAAGAGAGTTAGCCTTTTGGATAACTTCATCTCGAGCGAATTCAGCCAGAGCGCCGGACTGGCGCTTGGCCTCTTCGTTAGCCTCTTCACCCATATTCTTTAGGGCTTTAAATACCATGCGGAGTTCTGTCTTATCGAAGGCAATTAATTCATCTGCCACGATTACGCTCCTCTAGTATTTCAATCGCTGTAAGAATATCCTCGGCACTTTGCCAGTGTTCCATTGGAATCTGTGTACTTAGTGCCAGTTCAACTAAGAGTCGGCTTACGCTTCCCCTTGGATGACTTTTGGGTCTCCTTCACCTACTTCAACATCTGCGACTGATTCCATCCATACGTCTAGCGTCTTGGTTGGCTTGCCGCCTGCGTCGCGCTTCATTGCTGAATGTGCAACGTAGAGAATGTCCCACATACCGCCAAACTGAGAGATAACCTTTTTGGTTGTCATCTCCCACTTGGCGTAATCAGGTGGACGAACCAGGTAAGTGGTTTCGGTTCCGTCTACGTATTTAATTGTTATTTGTTGCTGCATTGTGTGCTCCCGTTTCTACTGTTTAGGAGAAAGTCTCTGTGACTTCGCCCTTTGCAATCTTGAATGTAAAGTCTACAGTCTGTGCGTCTGTTCCGGCTCCGCCTGCTGTTGGATATTCAGGAAGAATTGGGAAGACGAACTGAGCGCCTGTAGCAGATGTAAAGGTTACTGAGATTGTTGTATCTGGTGCCTCTGC